GTCATTACGAATTTTTTCCCTTACTTGGGTTTTATGTTGGGATCGAGCTCGGACATGCTGCGGTAAAGGCTAGCTTGTCGAGTAGAGGCTATGATCTTGACCCATTCACTTTCACCAACTTGTGCAAGAGAAAGGACACCCCGCGTCTCATTTCTTTCTAAAACTTTGAGGCTCTCGCGAGTTCCAACAGCCGTTTCTCCCAAAAGAAATCCCTTGTTCACCTCATCCATGTCAGCTCCTTTCAAATCCGACCTAGGCAACATTAGGGTGCAGAGAGCCGCCCTAGACACCCTCTGTGAGCACATTATGGCAGACAACCGCTCTAGCTCTTGTTCGCTGAGATGGTCGACACCAAAGGAGGAGCGTATGTAGTCCTTGAACGAATCGCCAGCTTTGCTCTGGGACCTCTGAAGAGCTTTTGGGTCAACAATGATGTCCTCATCTATTTCCTTGAGCGCATTGAATATGAGGGGGTCTATCCCAAGATAGTCGATCATCATGGCTCTCACAAATAGCTTGGCTTCAAGAGCGTCCTTAAACGGTCTAGCCTGAAGTTTTCTTATGAGGCCATCAAGGGGTCGGGTGGGATACAACTCACTGTTGAACAAGACCCATTTCCGGCTCGAAAATTCAGCCTCAGAAATGTTTGTGGTAACCCCTGTCTCGTCCATCTTCATCCTCATGCCAAGCTTGGCCCAGAACTTCGCATCCTCATTGATATCATACCATATGCCATTATCTTGGTAGACTTCATCAGTACCTATCTGGTTGTCACCATTGCACACCAGTGACAAGAGGAACGTGTTGGCGGTTTTCTCAATCCACTCTTCGTTGTCAAGAATTTCAAGTGCGGCTGATGAGGGACTGCTCTTTGAGAACATGAGCTGATGCACAAATGACGCGATACAAAACAGGATATTGGCATTAGAATTAAAGCTGGATGTGACGAACACACCTGAGGGGAGTGTGCCGGCAACCCAGGTCAGGTATCCCGATGGGTGCTCTACGAGTTTCACCAAAACTTCATCCATCGCCGCCTCAAATATCATGTCTCCAATTGCCACGCCCTCCTCGTCCAGATGTCCCTTGTCAACACAACTGTAGAGTAACCTCCCAACGACATCGATGCTAGCTTCTCTAAGGTTCGCATCCCAATGCTTGATGTCACGGTTGATTATCTGGATCTGGCGCCCTGCACTGCCATGCCTCGTCTCAACACTGTTAGGGGAAGCAAGCACACGTTTCAACATGCTGCACACTTTTAGATCGTTGCTACGGCCAGCAGCAAACCCCGGTCCATAACAAGGAAACTTGTCCATCTGTGACTTAGATAGGTCGTAAAAGAGATAAGCTAGTTTGTAATAGGTGACTGGTGAGGTTGGAAAGATCGCGCGGCAGTCTTTTGCAACTACACTACCATCTTGGTCGTGGGTAGCACCGACCACCTCTGTTTTTCCAAATGCCACACACAGTGGCTCAGAAGTAACGTCGGCGAGCGATACCACCTTCCCACTACGCTTAGCTTTGACTCCAGAACATATCCGTGAGAACATCTTCTCCCCAAGCGCAAGCATTTCCGGGTCCAGTCTTTTCTTAACACCATGGAATATTTTGTACTCCGAGGCATTGCCCTGGTTGCACCTCTCCCTCATCTCTGTGCGGGTATACAAGCGGGGATCCATTAGCTTTGAGCCAACACCAGTGACGGAAATCATCTTTTTAAATATCTTTTTTGAGATATCCAGTGCTGCCATTAGTTCCCTATCATCGTCGAAGCTCACAATTCTCTCCACACAGTAGTTTAGCATCCTCTTGGACAGACGCTCACGATTGTGTTGGGTGAACTGTGCTGTTTCCACTATCTCCTCAATTGGTCTGGAAAAGCCCTTAGAGCTCGTTATGGCGCCACCCACCTTAAGCCTGTCAGCTATGTACTTGACCATTTTGCTATTGTACGTCGATAGCAACCTGGAGTCATTTGACGGGACAACTTCATCAACTCTAACGTTTGGGTTAGTCAGTTGCAGGGGGCAGACCGTAATAGATGGATTGCTCATTCCATCAGCCTTCTTCATAAGGTCCCGTAACAGTGCAGCCTCTCTGCGCCTCCTACTCCTTGTCTTCTTCCTAGGGGCGTCAACACCTTTGATGTCTGGTGATGGCAACTCGTCAAGAGCAGTGTCACCCCCTTCGAACCTGTCCTCCAACTTGCTGATCCGGTCATCAACACAGCCTAACAGTTCCTCCTCGACGTCAATCATGTGTACTGGACCACATGTATGTGATGCGTCGACATCCGACTCATAGGTGCCAGCCGCACTAAAGTCAACTACGACTTCCCTATGGGACCCGTCGGACGCTTCAAAGCCCATAGTAGCTTTGGTCACACTAGACTTGTTTGTGACGTACCTCGAAAAGAGGTAATTAGTGAAATCAGCAAACGCAGTCTCTTCATCTTGCAAATCCACGATTGGCCTCGACTCTATTGTGTCGTCAGCCCATGGTTTACTCGACGGTCCCTGTGTGAATTGTGCCATGTTTGTATCTAGAGTTATGC